GTTGGGAGCAAAAGACTACTGACGGTGTGGATGAGTTGAGCAACCTCAATATTGAGATGTTGGCTGAACACGTCAACGCCGATGACACTACTATTACCCTCAGCGCAGGGAATCAGAAGTTATTAACAGGCGGTGTTGATGCTGTGTTAACCGATGTGACCCCTGTTGGTTACACGATTACGGCTAACAACTGGAAAGTGGCTACTCTCAATGACCATGCACTCATAGTTCAAGAGGCACATGAAACTCTGGTCTACACTGAGAGCGCTACTCCTAATGTACAGAAGCTAGTCGATTACACAGGCGTAGCACAGGCGTATGGAACAAATTACCCTCGTGATGTACTAGCCGCTTATGGGCGCTTTTGGGCGCACGACGGGGCTACTGTATACTGGACTACAGATATAGCAGATACAGCCTTTCCAGCCTTTGCAGGGGGCACTAGCGGTCTTTTAAACATAGCGGCTGTACTACCTAACAACGTAGACACAATAACGGCTCTAGCGTCTCACAATGACTTCCTAATCATCTTCTGTTCTCGTAACATTGTCATCTACTCAGGGGCTAATAACCCTCTTGGTGATTTCCAACTTAGTGATGTAATTGCGGGTGTGGGTTGTGTGTCTCGTGATAGTGTACAGAGCACTGGTGGGGACTTAATCTTCCTATCTGATACAGGTGTTCGTTCATTGGGTCGCTTGTTACAAGAGAAGTCGTTGCCCATGCGTGACTTAACAAGGAATGTGCGGGATGATTTGATAGAGACGATGGCAACTGAGTTTGCTCTTGTTGGCTCTTATAATAAGGTGCGCTCAGTTTACTCAGAAATTAACGCCTTCTACCTTTTATCTTTTCCCTCAACATCGACTGTCTACTGTCTAGATATGAGGCAAGCGCTAGAGGATAACTCATCTCGTGTTACCACTTGGTCGGTTAAAACAACAGCTTTCCTACGAACTAGAACTCGTAACCTGCTATTAGGAAAGAGAAATGGTATTGGTCTTTACGGTGGCTATTTAGATAACACCATCCAATACCGTATGAAGTACTCCTCTAACTTTATGGACATGGACAACAGTTCTATGACCAAGATGGTTAAGAAGGTGAGTATAACAGTTATTGGTGGTAGTGGTCAAAACTTTGTTATTAAGACAGGCTACGATTACTTAGGCGCTAACTTCTCCTACCCTTTTACAATTAACGAAGGTGTTGGTTTTGAGTTTACTAACCCAGCTCCAGCTTTTGAAGCACCTACTTATTTAGTCCCTAACAATGTAACTATTGACCCAACGGCAACTAACTCTGCCCAGTTTAGTTTAGCAGAGTTTACCGCTGGTGTGTTAATCGACAGGGTTAACGCTCAAGTGCAGGGTTCAGGTAAAGTAATACAGATTGGTTTTGAGGCTAATGTCGAAGGAAGTGAAATTAGCGTTCAGAAATTGGATATGTTTGTTAAAACAGGAAGGATTAGTTAATGTCTAATTATACGAAGCTAACGGATTTTGCTACTAAGGATACCCTTCCTTCAGGCAACGCTGGTAAGCTTGTCAAAGGTACAGAGATTGATGATGAGTTTAACGCGATTGAAACCGCTATAACATCTAAAGCAAACACAGCAAGCCCCACGTTTACTGGAACTGTAACGATGACAACACTCGATGGCGCTACTATTAGCGGCGGAACTTACTAAGGATTTATTATGGCATGGTATGATTTTCTAACAAGTCCAAAAACATTGGATGTTGTAGGTAACATAGGTTCTGCTTATCTTGCGAAACAGGCATCTAATACGGCAGCGAATGCTCAGGAAAGAGCGGCGCAACAAGCAGCGAGTATGAGTGAATTCAAACCTTATAGTATTACTACTGGGTTTGGTACTAGTTTTTTTGACAAAGATAAGCAACAAGCGGGTTACGAGATTGACCCCGGAATGGCGGCTTTCCGAGACACTTTTTACCAAGGTGCTGGTAACTTTTTAGGTCAGGTTCAAACTGACCCAATGGCTGCGGCTGAGGACTACTACAACCGAAACCAAGGGTTGTTAACAAACTCACGAGAGGCTGAGGACATTAGGGCTAGACAAAATGACTTAAACAGAGGTCGAATTGGTTTAGGTCTATCAGGCGCTTCACAAGGGGCTGGTTTAGGTACAGGGTATGTTAACCCAGATCAATACTCTCGTGATTTGGCTCGTGCTAATGCAGATGCTCAAATGGCTAATAGCGCTATTGAATATGGTCAGGCTGATATTGATCGTGCTATGTCTCGCGGTACTGGTTTGTTAAACGCTGGTATGGCTGTCGAGCAGAACGCAATGCAACCGCTTACTCTGGGTGCTGACATCGGCAACCAAGCCGCTGTCTCTGGCGCTAACGCTGGTCGTAATTTACTAGCAGGTTCTCTTGAAGCAACTAACTCTCGTTTGGCTGGTAGTTTGGGTATGGCTGGTATGTTCCAGAATGCTGCTAATGCAGCGGGTGGGATGCGAGTAAACCCAATAACTGGTAAAATGGAAGCATATTAAGGAAAAAAAATGGATAATAGATTACAAGGTTTATTCTCTACCCCAGAAGAGTCTCGCAACGAGTATTTATCATCACTGTTAACAACACCACAGCAAAGAGCTTCGCAAGGTTTACTGCAACAAGTTGTTAGTCTTATGGGTAACGCAGGGGCTAATCTTGGTTATAATTTGAGCAGTATGGCAGGAAGAACAACCCCAGACCGCCCAGAGGAAACTGAGGGTGTCCTGCAATCGGTTTCCCGTATTGCTTCACCTCTAAAAAGGGCGCAGACAGCTTCTGAGTTATTTTCTCAACGCGGGATGACAAGTCAAGCTCAGGTAATGAATAAGGAGATAGAACGCCTTATGTCGGCTGAGGTTGAACAACAACAAGCGAGAGCAGATATTGCTAAAACAGAAGCAGATACTAAGAAGGCTGGTACTAATAAACCATCTAGTGTTGCTGACGAACGAGCATCACAACTGGTGGCAGAAGTTGAGCAGGATTTAGCTGATGGAAAAAAAGTAGACCCTACTAGACTATCGTTAGCGCAAGCTGCTTTCCAGCGTCTAACCAAACCACCACTGTATCAACTAGATAAGACACAGACTGCCTTCCTAACACGTCAGGGTTCCTCGCCAGCTACATGGGCTCCTTTATTAGCAGCAGTGATGAACGGGCAGCCAGCGCCTACGACGATGCCACAAGGTGTTACTCAAGGCGGGGCACAACCAACAGCACCCACGTCGCAACAACAAGGTGGTGTAGCGCCCGGACAAGGACAGGTTGGCTCTACTGTTTTATCAGCCCCTGCTATTGAAAGTAAGATGAAAGAGATTGAACAAGCTAAAAGCAGCATGGGTCAATTAGATCAGATTCTTAACCAAGGTGGTAAGATATTGGATATGTATGACAAGTATGGTAAGGATGGTTTATCTCCTCTTAACCCTAATCCTGTCATGCAAAAAATTATGGGTGAGTTCAGTTCTGTTACCCGTTCTCGTGACGCTTACCAAGCATCTATCAATGCTGCAAAAGCAATCGAAACTATCATACAGATGAAGAGGGCAAGTCCAACAGGTGCAACTGGTTTTGGTGCTTTGAGTGAACGAGAGTTGGAAACAGCGCAAAGCATGTATTCTAAGTTAGACCCTACGGCTGAGTCATATGAACTTGATTTGGCTGAATATCTTAATTATGTTCGTGGGTTGAAACAGAAAATGACCGATGACATCAACAAGCAAGAAGAGAAGTTAGGTTTAAAAGACAAGACACAGGATAGCACATCGATTGTTGATAACGCAATGAAACTGAATCCCGGTGTATCACGGGCAGCGATTACTGATGCGTTGCGTCAAAAAGGTTGGATTAAATAAAGGGTTAACATGGCAACAAAAACTGAACGAGGCTACGCACAGGCTTTAAAAAAGTACGAAGAGGCGAAGGCTAAACTGCAAGCTATTCAGTCGAAAGAGCGTAGTTTCACCTCCCTGTTTACAGCTAACAAAGAAGGTGCAGATGCTTTAAAGCAATTGAAAGAAGCAGAGCGTGACCTTTCTAAGTGGACTAAATCAGGACAAGCAGCGCAGGGTATGTTAGGCGTTGCTGTTGATACAGTCTTGGGGTTGCCTGACCTTGCGTCACAAGCTATTAACTACGGTATTCGTAAAGCACCCGAGATTGCCTCACAAGCAAACTTAGGAACTGGAAAAATATCTAACCAGACCTTATCAAACTTGGTGGCTACAAAGCCAGAAGATCGTTTCCAGCTTCCTGTTTTAGGCGATATTGTTAAGGATAGTTTAGGTCTACGCGAACAAGCACCAACAGAAGAGTTGCAGATTTACCAAGCTACTCCCGGCTATCTTGCTATGGCTCTTGGTGTTGGTCAACTAGCTAAACTTGGATGGCAAGGGTTTACTAAATTCCGAAATAGCAGGGCAACCAAAGACTTAATTAAGAACTTGGCTCCTGATGAGGCTAACGCTTTTAAGAAGTGGATGGTTAACGGGCAGGGCACTGACTCAACCGAAATGCAAGCGGTTATCAATAAGGTTAAGAGTGACCCTAAATACGCTGAATTGTTTAATGCTTTGGAAGAAGGTGCTCGTGCTGAATTGGCATTACCTTCTATTCTTCCTGATGTTGCTGATAAAGGCTCAGAGACAGCCACTGCTGTTACCTCTGCCTTAGAGAAAAGACTAGCAGCTATCCGCAATTACCGAAGCTCAACGAGTGGTGCTGAGTTCTCCCAAGCATCAAAGGCTGCTGGTAATGCACCTTTCATTCCTGTCGATAATGTCCGTAAGGTGTTAGCTGATATGCGTGGTAGATATGATTCTAACACGTCAGATGGTAACCGAATCCTAGCGTACATAGATGATCTTGAGCAATCCCTATACCCTCGGTTAAACATTTCTGCCGCAGACTCAGCTACTGGAAAGGCGACTGTCCTCGTTTTAAAGGATGCTAACCCTAGACTTACTATTAAAGAGTTTCAGACTAAACTGGCTGAGATGGGTCGTAAAGTAGGCGCAACCGACGCTATTGGTAGTGGTGTTGCATCCGATGTTAAAGAAACAATCAACAAGGCTGTGTTTGGCGGTTTTGCTAAGGATTTAGCAGCAATAAAAACATCAGGCAACGCTACACACACACAAGCTGCTGGTCATTTAGAGAGGGCTCGTGAATTATACAAGAAAGGTTCTGATGCTCTCTCTGATGCTCAGGCGCAAGGTGTTCCTGCTTGGTTAAAAGGTAAGAAACCAAACGAGATTAAGTATGAGGATTTAGCGGCGGTTTACAAGAGTCAAAACGCAGAACAAAACATGGCTTTGCGTAGCTGGCTTCAAGACTCTGCTCCTGATGCGTTAACTAAACTAGATAAGTTTGTTTTTGATGATTTCATCTCAACAGCGCAAAAACGACTGCCTAACGGTGAGATTGGCTACGACTTAGGTGCTGTGGCTGAGAAGTGGGCACTCATGCCTAAAGGTCAGAAAGAATCTCTGGCTGTTACCCTTGGTCAATCATTCGATGATTTTAGTAAGAAGATGGCTGATGCTTTGGCATTCACTAAAAAGGTGGATGCTGGTTCTGCTGTTGAAGGTGGTGTTGACACTGCTCAGAAGCTGTCAGCGCCTATCTCAGCCGTAGTCGGTAGCGGTGCTGGTTACCAAGCAGCTAAGGCTACTCAAGTGGCTGCTGATGTTATCTCTGTGATGGGTAAACGTGGTGGTTTGTCGCAAGACCAACTAATGAAAGCCTTGTTAACCAAAGAGGGTGGTGACTTCTTGAAACAGGCTAGGTTGTCACCACAAGGCAGGGAGACATTGGAATCGTTAATGGCACTAGATAAAGCGTCAGTGCCTAATGTTGGTTTTATCTCAGCAGGGATGAAAGAAGCACAAGAACCTACCCCACAGTTTGGTACAACGCCAGAAATTGTTTTGCCTGAAACTGTCGAGCAATTGAATGAACAAGCTGCTCAGGTTCCAGAAAAGAATGCTCCTCAGATCACGTTACCAGCAACGTTGGAAGAGTTGATGGGCACTCCTGCTCAACAAGAGCCACAGAACGAGCCAGAACAGCCTACAAGCGATCCTTTAGGTCAGTTCATACAGAACCTACCACAACAGGCTCAACAGGCTCAACAGGCTCAACAGGCTCAACAGGCTCCGCCAATGGATGAGATAGATGCTGCTGTCATGCAAAGGTTGCAACAGCTAAAACAGCAACAAGACCCTAACATGAATATTGACTTTTGGTTCAATGCTTTTAAAACAGCCCCCTCAAGTAAGAAGCAAAACATGTTAACGCAGCTAGGTCTGTAAATAACAAAGCCCCTAAGCAGTGATGCCTAGGGGCTTTTTTTTAGTCTTCGATTTCCAACACTTCCTCGTCTAACTCGCTAAACTCACCAATGTAGACGGAGAAGAAAGGGATTTTAATAATCAACCCCTCGTAGGCAGCGATAAACCTACCCTCCTCATCGCCTACCACATGGCATATGTTGTCGTTATGCTCAATGTCAAACCCAATACCTAGGCGCATATTTATAGCAATCATTTGTTATCCTCGTGTTTAATTCTAGCGATGATGTAATTCTTAACCAAACTACTACGAACAATGTCAGCGATGGAGAACTCAATCTCTGTAAACTCTTTCATTGACCGCAGGATGGTTAGGAACTCCAGTAACCCACTCTTGTCATCTCTCTTCTTTAGGTCAACCTGTCGATAGTCACCGCACAGGAAGAACTTGGACGTGTGACCGATACGGGTGATGATGGTGTCCAGCTCGTGCATTGTACAGTTTTGACTCTCATCCAGAATAACAATAGCATTGTTAAACGTCGTACCCCGAATGAACGAGGTAGAGAGGAACTCCACATACCCTTGCTCGACCAACCTATCCCATGCGTCCTTGCGTTTGAACAGTTCAGCCGCTATCTGTTTGTACGGCTCTGTAAACTGGTTCATCTTCTCTTCTGCATCTCCCGGTAGGTGACCCATCTCCCTACTCTGCACACTGCTACGGATGATAACAAGCTTGGCATAGGGGTTAGACTTGTCCATAACCTCCTCAAGCGCCTTGTAGAAAGCAATGTAGGTCTTACCCGTACCAGCTACCCCAGACAGCGCACAGAAGTAATGACCCTGTTGGTAGGCATCAAAGAACTCCTTCTGCTTCTCTGTCTTAGGACTGATTGTTAACATGTCATCCAGACGCATCTT